CTAGCTTCATGTATATTCTCTAGCGAATTTGATTCCATATTTGGCACCTGGTACCTCATAAATAGTCTCATTACATCTGGTGACATTGTTAATTTACCTTCATAATTGTGAATTAGTAAACCACAAAAGTCGCCAACTTCTTCTCTTATAAACATGGTACTTTCCATGTTATGGTGAGCTTTAATTCTTGACATGATCTTTTTAACATTTATATACTCATTTGTGCCCATGGTGTTATCATCACCAAGCATGATCACAAATTTTACTTCACTCAAACTCTCTATTGTTTCACAATTTACTTGTAAGTCAGTGATCAAATTACCAATTGCAGTTGTGACAGAACCAGTTTGCCTCATCATATTTCTCCAACCTTTACATTGTTTGGACATCCACCTCCAATTACTATGCATTGATGACCATAATTTAACTACCCATGGGTTAACTCCTAGGAGCAACATCAGGTTCATCTCTACTTCTAACATATATGAATCAGTTTGTCTATCTTGCTTCTTGAGGTCACTTGAAACTAAGTATTTAACATTATCAATGTTGTTTAACCATGATCTGATTTGATTGTATGTCATACCATCAGAATATAGAACATTGTCTTTTAAAAAATATTTCACTCGACGTTTAAATTCCTTAAAGACTGGAGTGAATAAAGCAGCAACGAATCTTGCTTGCCACACTATTATCCTAGGGTTCAGTTCTTCATTCTGTGTCAACATTTCATCCTTTAAAATTGACTCAACCTTGAGATGTATATTAGCTGTGTTCATCAGTTTATAGCACCAACCAAGTAAAAAACTTCTTTCTAACTCTGTAACAGCTTTCATTGGATCTAAACATGCTCTAATCCATTCTTCAGTTTCAATCAGATCTAAATTAATCATTAAGTTACTTGACCAATTGTAACTTAAAACCCCATGAATGTCTTCTTTAAACCAAAAATCAATTAACCTGTTTAAACGGGTTGTCAAATTTCTTTGAATTCCATGTCTAAATTTACGCACACCATATAGTCTTGAAGCAATTCCTCTTTCTTCTGAATATTTTGATTTCGTTTGTACTGGTCTAGAAAAAGCTGGATACTTTTTCATAGTTTGGAACTCGAACCATTGACTTTTTGAAAAATTACGCATTGTAAAATGCTCTTCTGTGGGTAATATAATGAAATATTCCTGTGATAAATCTTGCCTAATCCAATACTCAATATCATACAAATTGTCTACCACACTTGGAGCTAGTTCATCGTTGCTTTGGTTGTTGAATTCTATATCGCACATAATCATTTGTTGTTCTTCTATTTCGAAGTCATTTACTGCGTTTTTACTCATATAATCTGGACTCAATTTATACCATCTTTGTAAGCCATTGGCAATGTTGATTAGTTGTTCCTCGTCGTAATACACTTTAATATTGTTCATGCTGTTTTCAAATTTTTCAACTTTAATTCTCTTAGACACTTCTTCTCTTTTATACTGTTTTTCTGCCCACCACTTTGGCATCACTTGGCTATGTATTTTTGTATCTATAAAATCTACTTGAGCACTACCTCTTTTCTTCATTATTAGTAAAGATTTGTACCCTCTCAAATATACCATATTTACCTCAGAATTCACTATAAATTCATTACCCATTTTATTACCTCTACTTGGCAGTTGTAAATTTGTTTCAACGTACTCACCTGGCTCTAATAACTTGTCATGTATCAAATGGTTTAACAGTAAATCTTTTTCTTCTTCACTCATGTTTGGCACTAATTTTAACCCTATTGACTTAAAATTCTTAAATACTTCTTCTGGTAACTTCCTATCTGTTATTAGTAATTGACCATAGCATCTTGAATCATTAAAGAAGGTAGCTTCCATCTCACAAATCCATCTCGATTTGAATTCATGCCCATATGCTTTAAATCCATCATCTATAATTAACCTATTATAGGGCATGTCATGTGATTCTTTGAAACCGTCTGCACTTAAGATATTCATCAGGTTATCCTTGCTAATACCTATTATTTTATCTGCTCTCTCGATTGCATCTGAGTGGTCATATAAATGATGACTACGATTATCCCAATGGTTAACCACTAAGTCATACTTGAATTCTGGTAATTTGTGCAATATTTCTAATGGTTCATTGTAATGTAACATAAATAAACTCCTAGCTCCCACATCAATTGCTATCTTCGTTGTATTAGTTTTATATTCAACATCTGCTCTTTCATTTTTGAATCTGCCACCTACAAAGATCACATGAATTATTGGTGTACCTAGTTCTGAGTACATAATAGCATTATTATTTAGATAACAAATAGTTACTTTACTCCACCCTTCCCATGTTAGAGTGTAACCACAAAAGTCTCCTCTGTTCATATTTGTTTGTATTTGATGGTAACTTCCTTTCTTAGTAACCAAACTTTTTTGGATATTGAATTGACAATACCATGAACTCGACCTACTATACTTTTCGATCAAGGCATCAGTTAAAAAGAAACCCTTTAAATTACCCAGCATAAAGGTGCGATGTAATGCCATATATTCATCATCACTTAATTGTAATGGTGCATAGTGTATGATTTCATTGCTTTGATTTATATACTTAGTGTCAGCTGTAACTAGTTTTAAATGCCCTATCTCTCCACTAATTACTTCAAAGCAAATTTCTTCAAGATTATCACCCACACTTATGCTTAAACCATTTTGGTTTAATAAGTTTATCTGGGTACCGTAAATCAAGTTTAAACAAAATACAAAACCGGCAGGCAATAATTTATCTCCAACATTATTAATTAAGTCTATTAGGGGTTCATCATATATATTTAAAAATTTAATTGCTTCTAACATACTCTTTTTAACACAATCATATTCTCCTGTGTAATCAAATAATACTTCCAAATTTGCACAGACTAGTTGTCTTACTGGTTTATTGTTTGCTACCTTACTTTGCATGTGCAGATGCATAGCTTTTAAACTTTCTTTATGGTTAAGGCCATTGTTCACTGGATCTAAGTCATCAAAGTAAATTGACACAAAAGTTAATCCTGACTTCATTGCATTTAACATGCCCTCTGGTGAACATTTTGATATGTAAGTACCAATTCTTTTTGCGCTTTCACTTAGGTTCACCCTGTGTCCACTTGAACCCACTATTTCAAGTGATTGGTTATTGTATTTTTGTAACTCTTGACATACTGTCTCTCTTACTTCATTCAGATTTGAATCGTAAAGAAGTATATCGATATCATGATCTAGTAATACACCAGGAGGTCTTTTTGCATGCTCTATCATATGACACCTTAACATAATATTCTCAAAAATTTCTTCACTAACAATATTTAATTTCTTTAAATCAAGCCTATGTTTAGTGTTAGCAATTAAGTCCACTATTTGGTCAGCTACAATACCTACACTTGCAAGGTACACTGCTGAACCAAAATCTGTTATAATATTGCTTTGTCGTTTATCTACTTTGATAACGTCAATTAATAATGATAATATTTCTGGTATATGTGTTAAAACCCCTGTTAATTTTGATGATTTCCAATTGCTTAGTGTACCCAAATTGAGACCTTTAGTTTCCTTAAAACCGTAAGAACTCACATCAAAGCAAGCATCACTGTTGTATATTAGTGTTGTTTCATCTAGTTCGTGATACAATACTGTGTACATGATATCAACATCACCATTGTTGTGTAAACTAATTGCTAAGTTGTGTTTCCTTTCTTCATCTCTATAAACTGGTTCTTCAAATTCTTTTACAGTGCCTTTTATGATCTTTATCGTTGGAGTAGCTACCACAGCTTCAAGTTGCCAAGCAATTAAAGACCTAACATTGTAAATTATACCCAAGTTTCTGTTAGCATTCAATAATTTACCAAATGGAACATTGTTACCAAATATTACCTCACCTATGTCTTGTGTCACATCTCCTATCATGTCACCTAATTTAACTCTCAACGCATCTAAATTTGGTAATAATAAACTCTTAAAGTAATCAAATGCAGCACCAATCATGCTTTGGTCTTTGCCCCTTATCATTTCTTCAAAGGTTCTTTGCAATTTAATTAACATGTCATCTTCATTACATTTAAATGTTATATAGCTATAATATGCAGTTACCATCCAAACTTGTGGATCAAATTCTTTGTACCTAGCTAAACCATGTTTAGATACCTTATAAGTTAAACCTAATGATTGCACGTACCTTACTAATTCATCAAATCCAGTTTTTCTGCTCAATAATCTGCTATAGCACTTAATAAACAGGTTTGGGTCAATTAAAACCGTACGAATCACAATTCCATTAAACAATTCTGTCAGATTCCTTGGTAAATCATATAACTGCACTTTTACTAAACGGTTACCTTGATTGTTATTTTTTGCTATTAATTGATTTTTGTCACTAATCTTTACTAGTTCAATTCCTCTAATGTTAATAAAGGTTCTAACATAAGTAGTTGTTGCTCTGTGTATGTGGTGCTTCCCATAACCACCACTTAGGCTTCTCTTGTTATCAGAAGCTCTAATTAACCAAATTTCTTTATTCATTTTTCTTAAATCTGTAATTAATTGTTTAGTATATGAATTTTGATCCACTATAATTACATCGAAATCTGCTATATTATCTACAGTGTACCAATTTGTATTCAGAATAAAGGTTCTACCTCTTAACATTAAATCAGCGTTTAAACGATCGCAAGCGTCTAAAATAGGTTTTGTGAAATTGTTAATTATTTTTGGAACTATTATTTTAATGTATGGTAAGTAATTCATATATATAAGCTCTGGATATATACCATAGTAACATATTGATTTATTATGTCTTGATTCACTAACTTGGCTCAATGCCAAACTAGTTACTATTTGACTAGCCTCATCACTAAAGAAGGTAGTTTGTGTACTTATGATGTTTACGTTTGATAGATCATTGTTACTTATTTTTTCCAATAGTTGTACATCATTACTTGTAATGTAAATGTTTTTATTATTGTATTTCCTCACGGAACTCATCACGTTGGCCTCATGTTC